TAGATTAGTATTTATGCCTAGTCAGCATTCCCTAACAATCGTTATTACTGTATAATACTGTATATTACTGTAACTAACAGTATTAAATCCGTCCTTGTTGGCATTTAATTTACTGGCCTGGGGGAACTTGCGTCCGGGGGAGATCGATTATAGGCTTGAGAAATTTTTATTATTTTTTTAGGGTTATCTTTACGGATTTGGATTAAATATTTAGTACCGTTAGGTTTCTGCATTAAGAAGTCAGTATCGTGAGAGGAGATTAGGAGAGCATGTAAGACTTCATCACCTACTTCTTCTTTAATCATTTAGGAGGACTTGTTCTAGGGAGGTTGACATACGGTTATAGGCATTAGAGACGTTAATTTGTCCAAATACGACTGCTAGAGTAGCTATAGACCAGAATATGTAATAGTAACGTTGTTTAAGCTGTCTATGAGGTTTTTTCTTACACATTATTAGGTAGAGGGTAGTGTTATAAGGGATATCAAATGATGATATCAAGTATAAGGGATGTTTGTAGTTAGAGGGATCGATGTCTACGAAGTAGATAAGATCCCTCATAGGGGCAGGGTCCACCCTTCCCTTCCCCTGTATAGAGTCCCCGATAAGCTAACGCCAGGTAGGGAGGGGCTTTTTACCAGATAGACCTCTAGCTTGTTTTCTTTGAGTTAAATTCATACCTAAGACCAAGTGATTAGAAGCACTCTGAGGATCATCTGTAAAGCTTTCTAGCATGTCTAAGAACTCTTCTTGGTGTCTTAGTTTAATTTGTTCATTAGCACTGATTGAGAGGGCATCTGTAAAGTATTTAACACCTTGAGCGAGGCAATCGAGTCTATCATCATGTTTGACAGCTCCTTTTTCTCTACACATCCTAGACATTTGGTAGAAAAGCATATACATGAG